ACTTAACAGACTCTTCAATAGGTTTTTCATCCTTTTCCTTTTCTGGTTCCGGAGCAATTTCTGTTACAACTGCTTTGTCTTTTTCTTCTGGTAATTCGACCTCGGCACCCGGACCCGTTGTGTCAATGTCTACCGTTTTTTTATCTTCAGGCATAGTTCCTCCTATGGTTAATATTCATGCAAGAGATCCTCCGGATCCTTGATGGTCGCTAAAATTTCATCGTCATTTAGCATACGAACTTCTCCTCCTTCTATCTTGAAGCGTGATCCTGCATAACGAGCAAAGATCACCCAATCTCCTTTCTTGCACCACGGACCACGGTGATAACGTTCTTTATCCGCATAACAATCCGGTCCTAATTGCAACACTAAACCACAAACAGTCCCTAACTGTTGGCGTTCCAAAGCAGCTTCAGCGAGATGAATCCCGCCTTTTGTTTTGGTTTTAGGTTGAAAGGGTAAAACTAATATTCTCCATCCCGTGGGGTTTGGAAGCTTATTAGCTTCAGGTGGTTTATTTCGGTTAGCTTCTGCTTCTTCAGCAGCTTTTTTTAATTCGGGTTCTAAAGCGAGTTTAAGTTTTGGAACTTCTTGGGTCTTTGTCGATTCTAACAACGTTTCCTTCATCTTCATAATGCTCCTTTTTATTTAGCAGGTTGGATATTTCCTGAAGCACTGATTCCAGTGCAGCAATTTGTCCAGTAATATATTTATATTTATCAAAGTTGTCAATAGCCCCAGACGTGACACCTAAAGACAAGGAAGCCAGTTTCCTTTTAATCTCTCGTTGGAGAGTTAATACAAAATCAAATTCAGCCATTATTTCTTTTTCTTTTTTTTCTTCTTCTTTTTCCCTACAGGTTTACTTCCATAGGTATCTGTCCAATCACGCGCAATCTTGGGGTGATTCTTCCATAAATACTTTCTTTGTTTCTCTGATTTAAAAGGCATTATTTCTTCCTCAATCGTTTCATTTTTAATTTCTTTAAATATTCTTTTGTTAATCTTCGACCTAATGTAGGTTTTACTTTGTTGATTGTCTTAACCGGTTTTCTCATTTCTTTCCTCCATTCCTGAAGATCTGTGTACCTTTAATGCCAAATACGCTAGCCACGACCAAAATCCACAAATTTGTAAACCATTTTGGCAAATTTGAGAAATACTCAAAAAAGATCTCTATCTTCCTCATAGCCTCCGGATCCTCTGTCCACACCGACCAGGCGAGCACAATTATCGGGAGTGTCAAAATCGCAAGAACGATTTCGTCCTTATAATCTGCTTGACGGGCTTCTAAAAGTTTGCCCTGGTAAGTTTCCTCACCTCGGGCCATTTTTTCTGCATGCATAAGCCGTGCATCAGACATCGCCATTTTCGTACGTTGCCTGTTTGTGTACAGCTTACTTCCTGCTTGTAATGCAATCTTTGCTAATCCAAACCAAGCCATATTAATACCAAGTTACGGGTTTTTGTGGTCTAGCAGCTCTTGTTCCAGTTACAGGATTTGTATCTTTTTTATCCTTGCTGACTGCAACAGGTTTGTTGTTTTTATTTGCATCCGGTGTAGCAATCACTTTTGATTTGCCTAACGGTGCATAACCTTTACCTACTGTCATTATTTGCTCCTTCCATTTGTTTTTGGCCTCATACCAGCTAGTTTAAGTCTATTAGCATTCGCCATTTCTTGTTTTTCAATTGAAGTCTCGGCTCTTAGTTCTGCTAAGTCTTCATTTTGATCCATTTTCTCTTCTTGAATGTTTTGGTTCATTAAAGCCTTCATATTTTCTAAATTAAGTCTTTGTTCCGCTTCTTGACGTTTTTTCTCGTTGTCAATTGCTCTAATATCTAATTCTCTTGATCTTAACTTAGCAATAGGGTCATGGTCAAATTGAGAAGTGATTTTTTTCTCTTCCTTCATGAATTCTTCCATCATTTCAGCGACTAAAGTTGCTTTTCTAGCTTCAATCTTTTGTTGTAAGGCCATCGTTTCGTTTTGAGCTTGTGGATTTTGTTGTACAAACTGCGGATTTTGCAACATTTGTTGCATTTGTGCTAATTTTTGCAATTCATCTCTAAATTCTAGCTCAATTTGTTCTTGAGCCATCAAAGAAATGTGTTCTAAACAGTTTTTTTCGATGGATGCCATCACCATAGGTGCATTTCTGACCATATTGGTTGCTATAAAGTTCAAATGCGCCGTAATATGTGCTTGGTGGTCCTGTCCTGGGAATGCTTTGAACGGTAATCCGCCTAAAGCATCAATATGCTCGAGCGCCGGGTCTTTGGGAACCGGTTTTGGAGGTTTTTTTAATATTAAATCGATATCTTTTGCCCCTAACGCCTCATACATATTCCGATACACTTCATACTGATTGTGAAGTGATGGATTTGAGGTTGCCAACTGCAGTTCCGTTTGCGCAAGGGAGATACGCTGAGTTTGTGAAAAAATATTTGGATCTGCAACTGGCAAAATATCTACTCTGTCGTCGAAGTCCATCTGCATAATTTGCCTTTGGCCGCCAACCACATCGTAAGGATATACGGGAGGTAGATAAAGTTTGAAAACTCTTGCTAGTAAATTAAATTCTTTTTTCATCGACGCATATAATCTTTTATGTATGGCCGACATGGTTCGTGAACCTCTTTCGAGCATAGCTACGGTCGTGCCCACAGCTGCTTGTTGATTCCCATCACCCACCTGCAAGTCCGCTATGGAAGCGAATCTTTGTCCTGCAGATACCACGACGCCCATTAACTGTAATAAGGTTTGAGAAGGTTCTTTAAACGGAAGCGTCATGAAAGCATCTTTTAAACTTCCTCCAGGAGCATCCACATCTCTGAACTCTCCAGGTTGCATACTTTGCGCTTCATCTCTCATTTTGATTCCTCGCATTTTAAAACCAGCGGGTAAATTTGAAAATGTCCCTGCATCCAACAGTGCTCTAAGCGCCGCCGTTGCTGTTCTGGACAATCCACCAATCATATGAATTAGACCAAAGCCATAAAAGCCTAGGCCGGGTAAAAATTTAAAGTGAACGAAATATTGAATTCTGTTTTTAAGTTGGTCGCCGACTTCGTAATTTCTACGAATCGATAAAATTTTTCTTGTGCCTTCTTCCAAGGTTACAATGTAAGGCAGTTTAATGCCTGTGGGTTCTCCGTCTTGACCCGTATCTTCAAATCCTAAAATATCTAAATTGGTATGACATTCTAAGATGGTAAAGACTTTATCTTCACGACCTTTATTTCTGCCTTCCAGTTCTCTTTCTCTTTTATCCGCTTCGGATTCTTGAAGAACAGATGGATCGAGTTCGATATCTCTATAGAAACCACCGACTTGTTGTTTTCTGAGTTCATTTTCTGACATTCGAACCATATGAATAATCGATTCACAGTCCTCTAACGATGTTGCCGTATACGGCACGACTAAATCATCTGCGGGTACGAATTTTGAAACCGCTCGTTTCATCACTTCATCGTAGTATACTTTTTTAAAGGATGAGCCTGCGAGTGGCAGGTAAAATAACATCTGATCAAATTCTGCTTCGTACTCTTTCATTTGATCCATGATGACATAATTCATGTAATCCTTCACACGGGTTGCCTGCATTTCTTTATCCGGTGAGGGCATGCCAATGATCTGTGTTCGTACAGGTCCTTGAGCCGGGAGTAATTCTTTATAAGCCAACGATTGAAATTGCGTTACGGCTTCTGCTAACACCGGGTGTGTGGCATCGCTTGAACCTCTAAACGGTTCGGTTCGAGTGTTTTGATATTTAAATCCTAAAAGATCTAATCCTTCGGTATAGGTTTTTTCCCAGTCTCGTCTGGAATTTTTATATTCGGTATAATCATCAAAAAGTTTCGCGCCTAAGGGATCTAAAACATCATCGGGGAGTAATTCAGCCAGGTTCGCGAAGTGACCGGTATCTTGACCAGGGCTCATGGATCTCGGATCAAAAGTAATATCCGCGCTACCATCTTCGTTCTGTTGAACGTCTACAGGAGGTTTGCCTTGCTCAGCAAGTTTTTCTTGCTCTGCAATTTCAACATCTTGTGGATTAGGTACGTTTATTGTCTGTTCTACGTTCGGTAAAACTTTGTCGATTTCTGCCATTTAAATTCTCCCTGTTTGTTGTAACCTTTTTATATACATTATTCAACCCTTGGCTTTTGGTTTGGGTTCCCAGTTGTAATAAGGATCTTCATCTTCCAGATCCCACCATTCACCTTCTCGCCAATCCCAGTCATCGGCTCCATTGCTTTTACCCGCGAACGTTCTTGCATTCGCTAAGTTAATTGCAAGCTCGAATAACTGATCAGAATTTGCGCCGGGTTCTTCAAGAATATTTTTTCTCATTATAAAACGCTCACTATTCCACCATATTTAAAATGATGTCCACCAGCAATTCTTCCTGTTTCTCCTCTGCTTCTGGATCTTCCTCGATCTCTTGATCGGCTTGGGCTTGGACGGTCATCTCTTCCAACTCCTGGTGACCAGCCCCCTCCACCACCGCTCGTAGCCATGGATGTTGGTGTTGGTGTTGGTGTTATTCTCACGGGAGGAATTCGTCCGGGTCTATCTCTTGTTCCTCCTACAATAGGTCCTCTTACAACA